TCATAAGCAAAACAGGGCAGATTGGCGATGTGTATAGCATACAAAATTTAAAGATTGCACTGCCTCCTATGCCTGCTAAAATCAACAAAGGCAAAAATAAGTGGAGCAAAAGCGAATATCCTAAAGAGTTAAATAGAATAAAAACAATCTTTGATTGGAAAAGCTATCCAGAAGAATTCAAAGATCAATGGGAACCATATATAGATGAAGAGTTTAAAAGACGCGATGAGGGCCATTGGTTCTATAACAAGGACAAGTTTACTTATATTACTGGCACTCATTACATGTACCTGCAGTGGAGTAAGATTGACGTTGGGGCCCCTGAATTTAGAGAAGCAAACAGATTATTCTTTATATTTTGGGAAGCATGCAAAGCCGATCAACGGTGTTATGGAATGTGCTATCTCAAAAACAGACGCTCTGGTTTTTCATTCATGGCATCATCGGAGGCTGTTAACATGGCAACAATATCGTCCGATTCACGGTTTGGCATACTGTCCAAATCTGGGGCTGACGCTAAAAAAATGTTCACAGATAAAGTTGTTCCAATATCCGTTAACTACCCGTTCTTTTTTAAACCAATACAAGACGGAATGGATCGTCCCAAAACAGAGTTGGCATATAGAGTACCCGCATCAAAACTCACGCGTAAATCTATACAGTCAGGGCAGACGCGGGAAGAGTTACAAGGACTTGACACAACAATCGACTGGAAAAACACGGGTGACAACTCCTATGACGGTGAGAAACTCAAACTCCTTGTACACGACGAATCGGGTAAATGGGAACGGCCGGACAACATTCTCAACAACTGGCGAGTCACGAAGACAACGCTAAGGTTAGGTAGTAGGATTATTGGCAAATGTATGATGGGGTCTACAAGCAATGCTTTAGACAAAGGCGGTGAAAACTTTAAAAAACTATACTATGATTCGGACGTTACAAAGCGAAACGCCAATGGACAGACTCGCTCAGGATTATATTCTTTGTTCATACCTATGGAATGGAACTACGAAGGATTCATTGATTCTTTTGGAAACCCTGTCTTTGATACGCCAAAAAAACCGATTGAAGGCCCGTATGGAGACCTTATTGAGGTCGGAGTTATAGATCATTGGAACAATGAAGTTGAGGGCTTAAAAGGAGACCAGGATGCCTTAAACGAGATGTACAGGCAGTTTCCGCGTACAGAAGAGCACGCTTTTAGAGACGAAACACAAAATAGTATATTTAACCTTGCAAAAATATACGAACAAATAGATTACAACGATGATATATATTCATCGGCAGGCGTAACGCGGGGCAGCTTTAGCTGGGCAAATGGAATAAAAGATAGCAGTGTTGTATTCACTCCAAACCCAAACGGCAGGTTTAAAGTTAGTTGGGTACCGCCTACAAATCTTCAAAACCGCGTAATAGAGAAAAGAGGGGTATTGTACCCCGGTAATGAGCACGTTGGCGCATTTGGCTGTGATTCATATGATATATCAGGTACAACTGACGGTCAAGGCTCAAAAGGTGCACTGCACGGATTAACTAAATTTAGCATGGAAGAAGCTCCGTCTAATATGTTTTTTCTTGAATATATTGCACGCCCCCAAACAGCTGAAATGTTTTTTGAAGACGTATTAATGGCATTACATTTTTATGGTATGCCAATACTAGCAGAAAATAACAAACCTAGATTATTGTATTATTTAAAGCGCAGAGGCTACAGGAAGTTTTCAATAAACAGACCTGATAAAGCATTTAATAAATTGTCTGCTGCTGAAAAAGAAATAGGCGGTATGCCTAACTCAAGTGAAGATATTAAGCAAGCTCACGCAGCTGCTATAGAATCTTATATACAAAAATATGTAGGATTAGTAGAAGATGGAACTTACGGTCAAATGTATTTTAATGGTACGCTTAATGATTGGGCTAAGTTTGATCTAAATAAAAGAACAAAGTTTGACGCCGCTATTAGTTCGGGGTTAGCTATTATGGCATGCAATAGACATTTGTACGCTCCCAACCAAGAACGGCAAAAATTAAAATTATCCTTTAATATCGCAAGGTATAAAAATGAAGGGCAAAAATCAAAACTAATAAAAAATTATGGCTGAATCAGTTGTAAAAAGTTATTTTCCAAGCCAAACGGCTAGCGATATTAAAAAAGCGAGTCCAGAATATGGTCTTGATGTTGCTCGTGCTATAGAAAGCGAATGGTTCAAAAGAGATTCTTCTGGCAATAGATATTATATAAATCAGAATTCTTATCATAAACTTAGACTATACGCTCGTGGTGAGCAGTCTGTGCAAAAATATAAAGACGAATTATCTATTAATGGAGATTTGTCTTATCTTAATTTAGATTGGAAGCCTGTGCCAATTATACCAAAATTTGTAGATATAGTTGTTAATGGTATGGCTCAAAGAACATATGATATTAACGCATATTCGCAAGACCCATTTGGTGTTGAAAAAAGAACTGAGTATATGGAAAGTATACTTAATGATATGCGTACTAAAGAGCTTACTGATTTTGCAGCTGAAAGCTTTGGTGTTAATTTAAGAGAAAGCAATGTACCTGAATTGCCGCAGAATGAAGACGAGCTTGCTTTGCATATGCAGCTTAATTATAAGCAGGCTATTGAAATAGCGGAGGAGCAGGCTATATCTGTTACTTTAGAAAAAAATAGATACGAGCTTACTAAAAAACGTTTTTATTATGATTTAGCCGTATTAGGTATTGCGTGTGTTAAAACTGAATATAATAATTCAGAAGGTATTAAAATTAGCTATGTTGATCCCGCTAATTTAGTTTATTCTTTTACAGAATCGCCTTATTTTGAAGATATATATTATGTTGGAGAAATAAAAACAATACCTGTTAATGAACTTAAAAAGCAGTTTCCAAATTTAACCAATGAAGATCTAGAGCAGCTTGGCTCAAAAGGTTATTCAAACTACAGAATATATAATAAATTTAATACAGAAACAAATAGGCAAGATGCTAACACTGTAGATGTGTTATATTTTAATTATAAAACTTTTCACAACGAAGTTTATAAAGTAAAAAGCACTGTAACAGGTGCAGAAAAAATTATAATTAAAGACGAAACGTTTAATCCACCTATAGACGCAAGGGCTAGGTTTGAAAGAATAGCTAGGAACATAGAGGTACTGTATGAAGGCGTATATATTCCGGGTGCTAACATGCTGCTTGACTGGAAACTTGCTGAAAACATGCTGCGCCCTAAAAGCGACTCTACTAAAGTTAGAACAAATTATTCTATAGTAGCCCCTAGAATATACAACGGCAAGGTAGAATCTTTAGTTAGCAGAATAACTGGTTTTGCAGATATGATTCAGTTAACGCATTTAAAGTTGCAGCAGGTGCTATCACGTATGGTGCCGGATGGGGTTTATTTAGACGCGGATGGTATCGCCGAAATAGATTTAGGTAATGGAACAAATTATAATCCGCAAGAAGCATTAAATATGTTTTTTCAAACAGGGTCTGTAATTGGTAGGTCATTTACATCTGATGGCGATATGAATCCAGGCAAAGTGCCAATTCAAGAAATTGCATCTGGTTCTGGTAATAATAAAATAGGTTCACTAATAAGCACCTACAATTATTATCTGCAAATGATGCGAGATGCCACGGGTCTTAATGAAGCAAGAGATGGTAGCACACCTGACAAAAATGCATTGGTTGGTATACAAAAAATAGCAGCTGCCAATTCTAATACAGCTACAAGACATATATTACAAGCAGGTTTATTTTTAACAGCTGAAACTGCTGAAAAAATATCTTTAAGAATATCTGATATTATAGAGTACTCACCCGCAAGGGAGGCCTTTATACAAGCAATAGGTGTGCATAATGTAGCTACACTTTCAGAATTAAATGAGTTGCATTTGCATGATTTTGGAATATTTATTGATTTAATACCTGATGAGGAAGAAGCTCAAAAGCTTGAAAACAATATACAAACAGCATTGTCGGCATCTTTAATTGATCTTGAAGATGCTATAGATTTAAGGGAAATTAAAAATATTCAGCTTGCAAATCAAATGCTAAAAATACGTAGACGCAAAAAACTAGAGCGCGATCAAATAATGCAACAGCAAAATATTCAAGCTCAAGCAGAGGCGAATGCACAATCACAACAAGTAGCAGCCCAAGCGGAGGTACAAAAACAGCAAGCACTAACTGCTCAAAAAGCAGAGCTTAAGCAATTAGAGTCGCAACTTGAAATGCAAAAATTATCGAATGAGGCTCAGCTTAAAAAAGATTTAATGCAGCTGGAGTTCCAAATGAATATGCGTCTGAAGGGTATAGAAGTTGAAAGTGGCAAGGCTGCAATTAAAGAAAAAGAAGATCGTAAAGATGAGCGAACAAAAATACAAGCAACTCAACAAAGCGAACTTATTGATCAAAGAAAAAACAATTTACCACCAAAAGTATTTGAATCCGCAGGAAATGATATACTTAGCGGTGATTTTGACTTAGGTTCTTTTGAACCCAAGTAATGTATAGTGTATAATCCTATAATATTTTATTATGTCTGAAAACGTTGAAGCAAAAGCTATTGAAAGCGAAGAGTTATCAATACAAGAAAAAGAAGAACTTGTACAAGAAAAAGCAGGTGCCACATTTGAAGATGGTATGTACAAGGTTGATTTAACTCAACCACCTGCAGAACAAACTGAACAAACAGAAGATGCCATTCAAGAACAAGAACCAGAGGGCAGCGTGCTACGCGGAGATGAGCCGGCTGAAGAAGCAGGGGAAGAAGCCCAAGTGGAACTGCAAGAAGTACGACAAGAAGAAGAAGTAAAAGAAGAAGCCGAAGAAACGGTTTTAGAAGAACTTCCAACACAAGAGGAGCAAGAAGAAACAATAAAAGAAGTTGAAGATCTTGCTGAAAAAGTTGAAGAAGCATTTCAAAAAGAAGAGGAGCAAGGTATAGAGCTTCCTGAAAATATTCAAAAGGTTGTTGATTTTATAAATGAAACAGGCGGATCGCTTGAAGACTACGTAGCACTTAATAAAGATTATTCAAATGTGGACGATCTTGCGCTGCTTAGAGAATATTATCAACAATCTAAACCACATCTATCATCCGAAGAAATTGATTTTCTTATTGAAGATAAGTTTACGTTTGATGAAGAGGTAGACGATGAAAGAGATGTGAAAAGAAAAAAATTAGCATTCAAAGAAGAGGTAGCAAGTGCTAAGTCTGAACTTGAAGGGCTAAAAACCAAATACTATGAAGAAATCAAAGCTGGGTCTAGGTTAACTCCAGACCAACAAAAGGCTGTGGATTTTTTCAATAGGTATAACACAGAAAACGAAGAATCATCAAAAATAGCTGAAAAAGCTAAATCTGTATTTTTGCAAAAAACAGATCAAGTGTTTAATGACGAATTCAAAGGTTTTGAATATAAAGTTGGTGATAAGCGCTACAGATTTAATGTAAAAGACACAGATGAGGTTAAAACAACCCAAAGCGATATTAATAATTTCATTAGAAAGTTTCTAAATGAGGACCAGGTTATGAGTGACGCAAAAGGTTATCATAAATCACTATTTACAGCTATGAATGCAGATGCTATTGCAAATCACTTTTATCAGCAAGGAAAATCCGACGCGATGAAAGAAAGCATGAAAACAGCAAAGAATATTAATATGGACCCGAGAGGGGTGCATGCAAAAAATACTCAAAGCGGTATGCAGGCAAAAGTTTTGGCAGGAGATGACACTTCTAAATTAAAACTAAAACTTAAAAATTATTAAAAATTTAAAAAATGGCAGCAATTGATTTTGGTAGCAATTTACCACCCGAGTTTACACCTTACGCTAGTAAGACAGTAACAGCTGGTAACTACCTAAACTTTCATGGGAGTGGCGGTTCAAACTGGTCCCAACAATATCTTCCTGAGCTTTACGAACAAGAAGTAGAGCGTTATGGAAATCGTTCAATTTCATCTTTCCTACGTATGGTAGGTGCAGAAATGCCTATGGCTTCTGATCAAATTATTTGGTCTGAGCAGGGTCGTTTGCATTTAGCATATGAAGGAGCATCTATTACTGACGCTGGTGTAATCACTATTGCTAGCAGTGGAACACATGCGGTAAGAGTAGGACAAACAATTGTTCTTTCAGACAATCAAACAACTCCTACAATTATTAAGTGTTATGTTAGCGCTGTTAACTCTGATAATACTGAGCTAACTGTTGTGCCTTATTCTGGAGGCGCAACCGTTGGAGACGTAACTGGTTTTGATACATATACAGACTCTGACAGTAATACTTGTAGCTTTTTCGTTTATGGTTCTGAATTTAAAAAGGGCCAAGCGGGAATGTCAGGATCTGTAACACCTGAATTCGAGTCTTTTACAAACAAGCCAATTATTCTTAAAGATAAATTTGAAGTATCAGGATCTGACGCTTCTCAAATTGGTTGGGTAGAAGTTTCAGGCGAAGGTGGACAATCCGGCTACTTGTGGTACATGAAAGCTGAAGGCGACACTCGTGTTCGGTTTGAAGACTATTTAGAAATGACTATGGTTGAAGCAGAGTTTGCAAAAGCTACTGGCGGTGTAGATTCTATTTTAGGAACTGCGGGATCTGATGATACCGCGGGTACTGAAGGGCTTTTCGCAGCTATTCAAGCAAGAGGGCACGTAGCTGAAAATGTATTTGATGACAAAGCTGATCTTATGACTGATTTTGATGAAATACTTAAAAAGCTAGATAAGCAAGGCGCTATTGAAGAAAATTTACTTTTCTTAAATCGTGCAGCTACATTACAGGTTGATGATGCTCTTGCGAATATCTCTGCCGGTAGTGCAGGCGGTACTGCTTTTGGTATTTTTGAAAACAGTGAAGATATGGCTCTTAATCTTGGATTTAGAGGCTTCCGAAGAGGATCATATGATTTTTACAAAACTGATTGGAAATATCTAAACAACTCATCTACTCGTGGATTGTTTTCAGATATTGAAGGTGTATTGGTTCCAGCTGGTACTTCTTCTGTATACGATCAAGTATTAGGTAAAAACATTCGTCGTCCTTTCTTGCACGTACGTTATAAAGCTTCTGAGGCTGATGATCGAAGAATGAAATCTTGGATTACTGGTTCAGTTGGAGGTGCAGCAACATCTGACCTTGACGTAATGGAGGTTCACTATTTATCTGAAAGATGTTTAGTAACTCAAGCGGCTAATAACTTTATGTTGTTTAAAGCTTAATATTTTACATTAAATCCGGGGTCATTTATTTGGCCCTGGGTTTATTTTAATTTTTTTATTTTATTATATCATGGCAAAAAAAGAAACAAAAGAAGCTCCAGCTAAAGTGTGGGAGCGAAAAGACAGAACATACTACCTGCTAGGTAACCAGTCTCCTTTAACTTATACAATATCATCAAAAAACATAATGTGGTATGACGAAGAACTGGGGTATGAAAGAGAAATAAAGTATACTGCAAATCAAAAAACCCCCTTTGTAGATGAGTTTAAAGGGCAATCAAGACTAGAACATATTGTATTTTCAGACGGTGTTTTATCTGTGCCTAAGGAAAAAGTGGTTTTACAACAAATACTATCACTATATCATCCTGGAAAGGGTAAAGTTTATGAAGAGTTTGATGCAGAAGAACAAGCAGAAGACCAGCTATCTCAAATAGAGTTAGAGTTTGATGCAATGGAGATTGCAATGAGCATGGAAGTTGACCAAGCTGAAGCAATACTAAGAACTGAATTAGGTTCTAAAGTCGTTGGATTAACGTCTAGAGAGCTTAAAAGAGATTTGATGGTATTTGCTAAAAAGAACCCAAGGCTATTAATAGAGCTTGCAAATGACGAAAATATAAACATTAGAAACATAGGCATTAAGTCAGTTGAGCAAGGTATTATAAAGCTTTCAAATGATCAAAGAACATTTACCTGGGCTAGCAATGATAGAAAATTAATCACAGTACCATTCGATGAAAACCCATATTCAGCATTAGCTGCATATTTTAAAACAGACGAAGGTATTGAAGTTTACCAAACAATAGAAAAACGTTTGGCTTAAAAGTTGTGAAAGGCTCACAGCTTTGTGGGCCTTTTTTATTAAAAAAATAATATGGCAATAAGTGTAGATACGGTATATCAAAGAGTATTGGCAATACTTAATAAAGAACAGCGTGGGTATTTATCACCTACTGAATATAACTTATTTGCCAATCAAGCAGAACTTGATATATTTGAACAATATTTTTACGATTTAAATCAGTTTAGTAGATTGCCGGGTAATAGCACAGAATACTCGGATATGGTTGATATACTTGAAGAAAAAATAAGTTTATTTGAAACCTCCGGTTCAACCACATATGCAAATAACTATTGGCCAGAGCCATCTGATCTTTATAGACTTGGCTCAGTTATTTATAACGGAAGCGAAGCAGAACACGTTAATAAAAACGAATATTTATACATTACTTCATCACCGCTTTCAAAACCAACAAATGATTTTCCTATATACACTAGAGACGCAAGCGGAATTAAAGTATATGGTAATTCCGAAATAACCGCAAACGTTACATTTCAATATATTAAAAAGCCAAATTCGCCTAATGCAGTTGAATGGGCTTTTACGGAAGTTAATGGAAATGCTCTTTGGAATAGCACAAGCAGCGAAAATTTTCATTTGCATGAATCTGAAGAAACCGAATTAGTTATAAAAATTCTTCAGCTAGCGGGTGTATCTATAAAAGACCCTAGTATATATCAAATGGGAACTGCTGAAGAAGTAAAAAGTACTCAACAAGAAAAAGCATAATAAATGGCATTATTTAATATAACACACGAGCGTTATTATAATAACAGTGTTAATTTTACCGGAACAGGCATTAGAACGTCTTTTTCGTTAAATACCGATATGTTTAACCCTTTGCCTCAAGCCAAGGAAGAATTAGAGGTATTTGTAGACGGCAATTTAATTAATGTTAACAATTATG